AGAGATGTATTACGTTTCAGCCCAACACAATCACCTATGCTATTCCGGAAGGTTCCCCATTCTATGAGAAAGCAAAACAAGCAAAGATTGGTGTTGTGTTTCACACTACATACAAAGGAAAGACGGTTGAAAGTTTGAATGCATCATTTGGATATGATATTAGTAAGTTAAAATCAAGTGATGATGTCTTAGTTCTGTCAGCAGAGACAGGACAACTTGGTAAAGATACTCTTATCACAAAGCAAGAGAAGCAACAGTTGATGAGAATGAGAAACGCTAGTGCATCTTTAATTAGGGGTGCTGGAGATTTTTTAGATGAGGTTGCTGAACAAATAGAAAAGAAGGATCAACTCACTGTTGGACCCAGATTAAAAATTTACTTCAACACATATGTTAGGCAGGGAAGAAAAGTAAATAATGCCAGACAATTTGTTCGTAACTTTAAGGCATATTTTGAAGGTGAGGTCAAGAAAGCAGCAGATAAAGTTAAGACACCCAAAGCAAAAGCAACTAAACTTGCAAAGTTATATGCTGGACTTGAATTTATTGAGACCAATGATGATGCATTAATTAAAACTGTAGGACTATATACTACACTACAAAATGCTAAAAATTTCTTTGTTCGTAAACTAGAGAAGGGAGAGCAGTTTGGAACATATCTTAGAACTGAAGATGGTTATGAGGTAACTGCTCCTGAAGGTTATGTTGCTATCAGTGAGGGAACTAACGCAGTCAAGTTGGTTGATAGATTATCGTTTAGTGTTGCGAACTTTAACGTATCTAAAAACTGGGTAGAAGGAGACAAATGAGTAGGGTAGTTGTAGCGTGGGGTAGATTTAATCCCCCAACAATCGGTCACGAAAAATTAATCGAAGCAGTTGCTAAAATTGCTAAGAGGGATGACTACTTTATATACCCTACACACACTCAGAAAAAACCAAAAGACCCATTGCCATCGAATTTAAAGGTGGAATACATGCATCTTATGTTTCCAAAACATAAAGATCATATCATATATGATAGAGATACAAATACAATTATAAAATTACTGCAAAAATATCAAGGTACATATGAGGACTTGACATTAATTGCTGGCTCTGATAGAGTACCTCAGTATGAAACATTAATTACTAAGTATAATGGTGTTGAGTATACATATAGAAACTTAGAAGTTGTATCTGCTGGTGAACGAGATCCAGATGCTGATGGTGCTTCTGGTATGTCCGCAAGTAAGATGAGAGCAGCTGCTAAAGATTTGAAAACTAGAGATTTTCTTTCTGGTATACCTGATACTTTATCTACAGATAAAAAATTAGAACTAATGCAAGAGGTTCGCAAAGGAATGGGATTATAATGAAAAATTTTAAACAACTACGACAAGAATCAACACATCAAAGGTATCGCCACAAAGGTATCTTTCAGGAGGGTGATGTAATTATTCACAACACTACAGGACAGACAGGAACCATTCATCGTAGTGGTGTCAATTATGTAATTGCAATCACAGAGAGCGGAGAGATGTTCCGTGCGTGGGTTAAAGATATACGAGAAGTATAAATAAGTAAGAAAGAACACATTAGATACAATGGCACAAAGAGACGCTTTTACTGAATCCCTTATTGCGGGATATCTTCGAAAAGAACCATCCGATGTAATGGAAGCATTTGATGGGATGGATCCCCAATCTCATGGTGCTCTAATTCAAGATACAACAAAGGTAAAGAAAGAAGTCAAGAAGCCAAAGAATTATATTGGTATGGAAGCAGAACCAACTGCAACTGCTGAGGGATACAAGAAAGGTTGTGATGCCTGTGGTGGTAAAGGTTGTTCTAAGTGTGAGAAGAAGATGGATGAATCGTGCGGTCCTGAGCACGGCAAGGATAAGAAGAAAGAAAAAGAAATGAAAAAAGAAGAGTTTGAAATTCTAGAAACTCTTGAGATTGATATCGATGGTGATATCTTTATCGTTGAAAAGCAAAAAGGTCTTGACGGCAAAGCTTGCTGGAAAGGTTACAAGCAAATGGGAACCAAGAAGAAAGGTGGTAAGACAGTTGATAACTGTGTCAAGATGTCATACGAACCAGAAGGTAACTATCTAGGTGAAAAGAAACTTGACCCCGTTGGTAAGGAAGATAAGGACATCGACAACGATGGTGACCACGATAAGTCTGACAAGTATCTTCTAGCACGTCGCAAGAAAGTATCTGCAATCATCGGAAAGAAAAAGAAGATGAAGGAAGAAGCAGAACTTCGTGCGGAGATTGAAGAAGAAAAAAAGTGAAGAAGGCACCCTCAGTTGAGGTGATGCCTGAGATACCTGATGAGAACTCTAAGGAGTTCAAAGGAATGGTTAAGAAGCATAAGAAATATATTAAACCGGCACTCATTAAAAAGGGTGGTGGGGTTACTAAATAATTATACTCTTTGGGAACCATACAATGCTATCTTTTCTACTACCACTCGCATCAAAAATTATCGCTGATGCCGTCGCAAAGATCCCAGACAATGAGGAACTGGGTGAAAAACTAATTGACATCTGCCTAATGATTCTAGGTAAAGCAGTCAAGCTAACCAAGACAGAAATGGACGACCAACTCCTAGCAGTTGTCACCACAGCAATTAAGGCACGGGAAGAGGAACCTGCCGCAGAATGAACTTTACCTCATAGTTCAATATAGAGAGGCAGCGATGCCTCTCTTTTTTTATAAATACTTTCAGAGAACTGTTCTATAGGCAAACGAAGATGGCTGTATTCGGAAAAATTGATAGTCGTTTAATTACAGATCCTGTAACTGCTACCCAAAATAGCACTGCAGTAACCGGTGTTGGATTCAAAACGGTTGGAACTGATAATTATATTAACGCTGGAGATATTATTGAAATTGAACCAACAAGAACTCCTTACGTTGTTGCTGAAGTAGTTTCTGATGGTGAGTTGAGACTTTCGAAAGCATTTGTTGAAGCTACTGTTACTGGTCCATCTCATAGAAGAACACCCCCAAAGCAAGTTGCTTCTTATGTTCTCGCTCCAATTGATACAGTTAATAGAGAAATTCTTCTCATCAGTGCAGATGAAGCAGCACTAGTTGAGAACAAAGAAAAGGGACTATGTTCTCCAGGTTGGTGGTTGTGGGATACATACACCACTGCTGCTGGTGACACAAGATATAAAGCAAATCATATTGCATCCATCTCTGCACTAGGTGCTGCTTCAATCATTGGTGACGATGATACAGATGGTGGTGTTGCTGCTGATGTTGCATCTGTCATTGCAATCACCGCACAACCTGCTATCTCCGGCGCAGCAACTGAGGATGATGGCGTTGACCTAACAGTTTCTGCAACTGCAACAACCGACCAAGGAACACTATCCTTCCAGTGGCAGCGTCAGAAGACAAGCAATGGTCGCTGGGTCAACATCACTGCTTCTACAGATGGTGGAGTATATACCAACTTTGCTGGAACTGGAGTTGCATCTGCTACACCAGTTGTTCTAACAATTGGTGCTGCTCTATGGGCGGATGATAGTTCCGATCCTGGTGTTGCAGTAGCAGCAAACGGATATGAGTATCGCGTCAAGTTCAACAACTCTGTTGGTGGTGAAGAAGTTGTATCCACAACTGATGCTGTTCTATCCGTTACACCACTCTGATGATTAAATGAACTTCTATGAATTGAACCCAGACAACTGGGAAATGTTCGCTATTAAGCATTACTTTAATCCTACAGCAGTCACAAAAGAAGATTTTGAAGAGGACCTTAATCGTATCAAATACATTAAGCGCCTCTTCAAACGCTATGAGACTACTAGCGAACTGAAGACACACTTAATTCTAAATCATATCATCGTCATGTATAATGTATTTGATGATGCCGCTACACCATTGCTCTTCTATAAAATAGAAAAGCAGTACTGGTCTATACTAAAAGCGTTTATGTTGTTTTTAAATAGACTTCCTGAATCGCTAAATACAGATATAGATCAGCAATGTCTTGAGGAGTTAAATCTAATATGATTAACAATGCAGCCAAACCAGGTTTAGCAGGTGTAGAACTCCCACCTTCCGTAGTTGTTGTTACTCCACGCAAACATAGGCAGTGGAAGAAGAACAACAAAGATTCATTTGTTGATGGACGTTCCAAAGGAGCAAAAACTTTACTGTCACGCATTAATCGTAGAAAAATGAAAGAGCAAGTAGAAGAAAATATTATTTCCGAAGCAGCACCCTCTGAAACAGAGAGAGCACAAAAAACAATCGGGCAGATGAAGAAGCTTGGTCGCGCTAAAGATCTACAGAAGAAGCGTGATGAAGCAAAGAAAAAAATGCAGGGCAAAACCAGAGAGATGGATGTCCTAATGAAAGCAAGAATGGCGGACTTCAAAAAGAAAGCATCCGACCAGACTAAGAAACTTAAGAAAGAAGAAACTGAAATGACTAACAATATTATTAAAGAGTATACCGATGTTCTCGATGCAGCACTAGAAGTAGCATCACAACCAACTGCTGCAGCGGGAGAAGCATCATTCGCAAAGATTCAATTCTCTGATGGGGCAACACAGAGCTTAGATCAGTTCTCTGCCAAGAAAATTGCTGCAGCATATGCAGGTCTGGAAGGAGATAACCAGAATGCATATCGTTATATGCTAAACAAAGATGCAGCAACCTATCAGAGTGCAATAGATTTTGCAATTAGGAACGTCTGATGGCATTCGGTCTTGGAAAACTTCAGGTCATTGAATCAAAACTTGAAATTTATGAAGACCTATCAAAAGAGATGCTCGACAAACTTGAGCGAGCAGTCTCTACCATCTCAGAAAATAGCAATAAGATTGCTATAGTATTAGAGCGTCACGAATCTCGTCTTGATGAAAGCGAGCGTTCGGACGCTTTAATATTGAAAATTCTTGAAGAGATGAAAGAAGAACAGAGAGCAGAAAAGGAAAGGATACACGAAAGAATTTCTAAAATACAACATAAGGTAGAAGAGAATCAGAAGTATGTTGTAGCAGCAGGTGCTGTCCTAGGCACCATTGTGACAGTAGCACAACTGTTACCAATGTTCGGTTGGACCTTGACACCGGTCGAGAAGACTGCTATGATTAGGGGAGTAGAAGCCCCTGTGAATGTCCTATCTTGACACCAAATACATACAACTTCTATCCCCACAACTGAGTAAGTTTTCTAAAAAGAAATCGGACCTGTATAACTTCAGATGCCCCTACTGTGGAGATAGTAGGAAGCGTCAAGATAAAGCACGGGGATATTTCTATCGTCTCAAGACTGAGATGGTATTCAAATGCCACAACTGTGGTACAGGTAGAAGTCTTACCAACTTCTTGAAGGATAATAATGCTATGCTCCACGATCAATACATCATGGAGAAGTATAAATCTAACGTTACAAAATCTAAACCTAAACTCAAGATTGAGGACATGGTTGATGATGCACCTATCTTCAAATCGACACAAATTAAAGTTGACTTGGAGAAAGTTTCTGCACTAAATACAACACACCCGGCGAGAGAATATCTCACCAATCGTAAAATAGAAGACCTAGATAGTTTTTACTATTGTCCCAAATTTAAACAATGGACTAATTCACTTAAGAAAACATTTGATAATCTTAAGCAAGATAGTCCACGCATTATAATACCACTCAGGGACAATGACGGTAGACTCTTTGGATATCAAGGAAGGTCTCTTGCTCCTAAAGCAAAGATCAGATACATCACAGTAATGCTTGACGAAAGCAAACCAAAAGTCTACGGATTAGATCGTATTGACCCTGAGGAATTAGTATATGTCACAGAAGGACCCTTCGACTCCCATTTCATTGGGAACTCTATTGCTATGTGTGGTAGCGATGTTGACCTCAGCAGTTTTGATTATCGATTCGTATTCGTCTACGACAACGAACCACGAAACAGAGAAATCGTTAAGAAGATTGATGTCGCCACCAAGCAAGGTCATAAGGTAGTCATCTGGCCGTCTTCAGTCAAAGAAAAAGACTTGAATGACATGGCAATGGCTGGACACAACGTACAAAATATGGTAGAATCAAACACCTACCAAGGATTAGAAGCACAAATTAGATTTAACGCATGGAAGAAGGTATGAGCATTTCTGTAAAGAAACGAAGTGGCGATGTAGAAGAACTGAATATTGAAAAGATTCACAAGATGGTAGAGTCTGCTTGTGATGGACTAGGAGGAGTATCATCCTCTGAAGTGGAAATGAATTCCGGTATTCAATTCTATGATGGTATCACAACAGACCAGATTCAAAAAGTCCTGGTAGATTCTGCCTGTAACCTGATTAGTTTGGAGAACCCCAACTACCAGTTTGTTGCCGCCAGACTGCTCCTGTTCGGTCTCTACAAGCAAGTCTTTGGTATTCAGTGGAAAGATGGTTTCCCGTCCGTCAGGGACCATCTGCTGAGCAAAGAGGAGCAAGGTATCTATGACCGCGACCTGCTCTGGGCTTACTCAGATGAAGAGTGGGAAACCATCAACACATTCATGGACCACAAACGTGACTTTTTATATACATATGCTGGTCTGAAGCAAGTTGTAGATAAATACCTCGTACAAGATCGTAGCAATGGGGAAGTATTTGAAACTCCCCAGTACATGTATATTCTGATTGCTGCCACCTTGTTCCAAGAGTATCCCAAGGAGACAAGATTAGATTATGTCAGACGATACTACAACGCAATCTCGAAGCACAAAATCAACATTCCCACACCTATCATGGCAGGGGTTAGAACTCAGCTTCGACAATTTGCTAGCTGTGTTCTTGTTGATTCTGATGACTCCCTCGATAGCATCTTTAGTTCTGATATGGCTATCGGCAGATATGTTGCACAAAGGGCGGGCATCGGTATCAACGCAGGCAGAATCCGTGGCATCAACAGTAAAATCAGAGGTGGAGAAGTTCAACACACAGGTGTTATTCCATTCCTCAAAAAATTTGAGAGCACTGTCAAATGCTGCACTCAAAATGGCATACGAGGTGGAAGCGCAACTGTCCACTTCCCAATCTGGCACCAAGAAATCCAAGATATCCTAGTCCTAAAAAATAATAAAGGAACGCAGGATAATCGCGTTCGTGGCTTAGACTATAGTATTCAAGTCAGCAAGCTATTCTATGAGCGTTTCATCAACGACGAAGAAATTTCTCTCTTCAGTCCGCACGACGTGCCGGGTCTGTATGATGCTTTTGGTCTTGATGGATTTGATGACCTATATCGCGCTTACGAATTCGATCCAGATGTTCCTCAGAAACGTGTCAAGGCGCAGGAATTATTCCTAGATTTGCTACAACAGAGGGCAGAGACTGGTCGTATTTACATCATGAATATGGACCACTGTAATTCACACTCGTCATTCAAAGACAAGGTGTATATGTCTAACCTGTGTCAGGAAATCACCCTGCCTACAGACCCACTGGAGCATATTGATGGTGATGGTGAGATTGCTCTGTGTATTCTGTCTGCCATTAACGTTGGCAAACTGAATAAACTCGAAGAGATGGAGGAACTATGTGACCTATCTGTTCGTGGTCTTGAGGAACTGATTGATTATCAGAAGTATCCCATCAAGGCAGCAGAAGTTAGCACCAAGAACCGTCGCTCATTGGGTGTTGGATTCATTGGACTGGCACATTATCTTGCTAAGAAAGGTGCTAAGTATGGGGATGATTTTGCTCTCACTGAGGTACATAAACTCACTGAGGCATTTCAATACTATCTTCTCAAGTCATCTAATAAGATCGCACAAGAGAAAGGTCCCTGTGGATACTTCCATCACACCAAGTATTTCGATGGTAAATTACCCATCGATACATATAAGAAGGACGTTGATGAGTTGGTAGCACCGGCATACTTCTATGATTGGGATAGTCTTAGGGATGATATCGTCACCTACGGGTTGCGACACAGCACATTGTCTGCACAGATGCCATCAGAGAGCAGTTCCGTTGTGTCAAATGCCACGAACGGAATCGAACCACCTAGAGGATACCTGTCCGTTAAAAAATCGAAGAAAGGTACTCTTAAACAAATTGTTCCCCAGTACCAAACACTGAAGAACAACTACACTTTGCTCTGGGATATGCCATCTAACGAAGGTTATATCAAAATTGTATCCGTGATGCAGAAATTCTTCGACCAAGCTATCTCTGGCAACTGGTCGTATAATCCTCTGAACTATCCGGACAATGAAATCCCAGTTTCTGTGTGGGTAAATGACCTTCTAACTACATACAAGTATGGTTGGAAGACATCTTACTATCAGAATACTTACGACCTTCAAAAAGAGGAGGAAGTAATTGAAGAAAAGGATGCGACGAGTATCCAAGCAATGCTAGAAGAACTATTAGATCCAAACTACGAGGAGGAAGACTGTGACAGTTGCAAAATTTAAACTCAGCAAGGATGAAGTTAAGGGCATGACTGTCCTTAACACAGTCCCTGTGAATACCACCAAGCAACCTATGTTCTTTGGTGCTCCACAGGGACTTCAAAGGTACGATACATTCAAGTATCCTGAGTTTGATAAGCTAACTGAGAAGCAGTTGTCATTGTATTGGCAACCACAGGAGGTATCTCTACAGAAAGATCGCGGTGATTATCAACTGCTATCCAATGTAGAGAAGCATATCTTCACTTCTAACTTGAAGTACCAGATTATGCTTGATTCAGTACAGGGTCGTGCTCCTGGTATGGCATTCATTCCATTCTGTTCTCTTCCTGAACTAGAATCTGCCATGAATATTTGGCAGACAATGGAGATGATTCACTCCCGTTCATACACATACATCATTAAAAATGTGTATCCAGACCCCAGTGATGTCTTCGATCACATTCTTACTGATGATAGAATTCTTGAACGTGCTACCTCTGTCACAGCAGCATACGATGATTTCGTTCAGGCAGCACAGGAGTGGGGTGCTGGTAATTCGTGGCAACATGCCCTAGAGCAAGTTGATTCAGCACAGTGGGAACTCAAAGAACTCAAGCGTAGGCTCTATCGTGCCATCGTTAATGTGTATATCCTAGAAGGTATTCGCTTTTATGTTTCATTTGCTTGCAGTTTTGCATTTGCAGAGAGACAAAAGATGGAAGGTAATGCTAAAATTATTAAGTTGATTGCCAGGGATGAAGCACAACACATGACTATCACTCAGAAAATCATTAACAAGTGGGCGGCAGGTGATGACCCTGTAATCACTGAGATTATGAAAGAAGAG